TCGAACAAGTGCGTTGGGCTGCGATAAATGCCGGCCATTGCTTTGTCAGATATGAATTGGCCAGTCATATTCTCAGCCTTGCGATGAGGGTTTTCTTCGAGCCACTGGTCACCTACAGATAGCGGCGTGATATTTTGCTTGATTTGATTGGTACGTATAGACATCGTTTCATTCCTTATTTGCGTTTTAGTTTGCTTTCATTTTGAGGTGCCAACTGGTTCGACTGTGTGATTAACTACACCCAATTGGCACATGAAAATAAAGGCGGGTAAGCGGTGGATTGCTTACCCTAGTGTTTAGGTTGATAGTCGTTCTTGCAGACTATCCCTGCGTCATAGCCTTGGAGCGCCTGAGCTCAGACACGCCCTTTTGAGCCATCACCTCACCAACTAGCTGATACAAGTTACCTAAACGATTGATGGTTGATTGATAACTAACCACGCTGCCAAGGTGGTAAGTCGCTTTGAGCTGCTGCAGGTTGCTGTGCTGATGTTGGTTGACCTGAAGCGGTAACTTGAGGTTGTGCGCTAAACTTCGGACGACTGCCAGCAATGGCTGCAAACTTTTTAACTTCATTGCTTGGATCATATTGACCAGTCTTATCGATACGAATAGCGACTTTGATTTCCATTGGAATACCGTGCAAGTCTGAGCTGTCTTGTACTGAGCTCTTACCACAAGCACTAACCAGCTGTGCCATTTGCTTACGACCAATCTGCTGTGCAATCTGGTTGTTGTTGCGTAGCGTGATATCTTGGAAGATCAAGCGACCAGCGTGATGACCGTCAATGATTTTTAAGCCAAGGCTTAGGCGGTTACCTGAGCCTGACGCATTGTCTTTAATTTCAGAGCGAGTGATTTCAGCGGTATAAGTACCGGCTGGAATTGGGTCGAAATCGTTTTTGTGTGCGTCTTGGATTTCGTTTTGGTCGAACTGCATGTCTAATAGAGCCATGATTAAATTCCTTATGCTTCGTTAGTTTCGATACTGGTTTCAGTTTCGGTGGTTTGGGTTGCTTGGGTTTGTAGCTGACTGCCACGAATTTTCGCAGCAATAGCGGCTAAGTTAGGACGTTCATTTACATCAAGCTTTCCGCTTCTATCCTTGGCTGGGTACTTAGTGTCAGCTCGGGTTTGTAGGTAGTGCAGCGGATTGCCGTGTTCGTCTTTATCGACTCGCATTAAAAACACTTCATCGAAAAAGTAGGGGACATTTGCGCTAAGCTTTTGACCTGGGAACATTGGACGATATCGAATAACTTTTGCATCGTCTTGATAGGCTTCCAACTTGGCAGCAAAGTAGACATTACGAGGTAAGTCACGGAAGGCACGAATGGCGTCTTCTACCTTTTCTTGCATATCGCCATAAGCAGCGCGGGGATCCTTGGATTCCTTTTTCGCTTTGTTCAGCACGACTTCTGCAATCTCGCTGATTGAGTCAAGACAAATCCAGTCATAAGACAAGCCTTGCTCAGTCTCAGTTAGCCAGCGGTACGCTTCCATAAGGTCGTCAACTGACTCGATAGTGACCACATCAATATCCGCTTCACCGATTGATAACAGACCGGATTCAGCACTTAGAATGATGGTTTTGCTGTGGTCAGGCGTGGTCGCACAAAGTACCGTTTTACCAGCGCCCGCCTGTCCGTAGACAAGGACCTTTACGCCGTTGGTTTGCGCTTGTTGGCGCGTGGTTGTTAACTTAATTGCCATCTTATTTAGCCTCCACTGATACGCTAGGCTTAGCAGGTTTGGTGGTCATGTACTGCGCCATGACTGGCACCAAGTCGTCGCGCATCGCCTCAAGCGAGCGTAAGTTTTTGGTATCGAGCGAGGGCTTCCATTTAACACACTTCTTAATCTCATCGGGCAGCTTGTCCCAATCCGATTGAATGGCGCTATCATCTAGCGAACGGGTTAGCTTACCGACGGTTTTAACTTTGAATAAATGACCTTCAGCGTTTGTAGTACCCTCATCAGAGACACCTACCAACTCGGTTATTTGAGTTTCGATATTCAAGCGACGCTCTTTGGCGTGGGCTTCAGCTTCTTTTGCTTCTTGCCAGTAGCGAGCCAAGACATCAATCTCGTTATCCATAATTGGCGCAACTGGTGAGATTTCAGTTGGTACGAAAGCGTTATTTGCTTTAGCGGCTTGGGTGACAAATGCGTTCATAGTTACGTTCCTTTTGATTTGTTACTTCGGTTTGTTTTGCGCCTACTTTTCACTGTAAGCGCGTCTTAATACTTCGTTTGCATGTTGATTGGCTTTCTTAAAATCGTCGCTGGCAAAATCTATGTAGACTTGATCAGCGGGGCTTATATAAGTGTCACGGATGCTATCTTTGTGAATCTCGATAGCAGCTTGGTCATTAGCAGCTTGTGTGGCACAAGCTCTTGGCAGTAGCACTGTTAAAGGCGCTATGATGATTGCTATAAGCAATACGATTATTGAGCGTTCCATAACTTGGTCCTTGTTAGTTGCTTACTGCCTACGATTGCCGGAGCGCACGTAGGTATGTAAATAACCGTACTTCTAAAACGCGTGTTTCCACGACTTCCCATTGCTCAATCCTCCTTAGTCGCAATGTTGGTTTGGCTTTTTTAGCAGACATGTTTTTAAATAGTTTTAGTGATTACTCACAAGGCGTTTGCCCTTTCGATGTAGAAATAATACTACCGAAAGTAGTATTGTGCAACTAAAAATAGTAAATAATTCTACTTAAAGTAGTATTATGTTTAATTTCAAGGATTTACAGGCACAAAAAAACCCGCACGATGGCGGGTTGGGTGATAGCGTAGACAATAAAAAACCCACTATGATAGTGGGTTTGCCTAAATTATGCGTTCCAATTTAAGTACTTTTCATCTGGTAGTTCAAAAGGTGGGTGAGGCGACATATATACTAAAGTTATTTGATTATGTACTACATCCAAAGTGTAGTGCAAAACATATTCACTAGTTTTATCCCCGTATGTGCCTACATAATGGGGTACACCAATATGGTAATGCCATAGGTTATTCTTTTGCGCTTGTTTGACCTTAGCTGACCAATTAGGATCATCTGTTGGAACGTTTTGTGAAGACTTATTACGACCTTCTAAATTTGACAATCCATATTGCTTTACATGAGCAATAAAAACCCCTATTTTTTGTTGATCCGACTTTGGATAGTTTTTGAGATATGACATAAAAATAGGGGACAGGTTGACTAGCATAATGAAAAACTATCCATTCAACCAAGAAACAAAGTCTTCACCATCAGTAAAGTCAGGTACGCGAATAGCTCCGCTATCGATAGAGACCTGCATGGCTTCTACATCGTACGAATAAGCATGTTTGTCATCATAAGTGTCTGTCATATCTAATAGTTCTTTAAAAAAAATTTTAATGCTGCTACATGAGATTTCATTATCATCATGAGCATATGCTTCTTTCCATGGGCGTTCTTCATGAGTCATGTCACGAAGTTTCCATGGTGAGTACTGACCATACTCGAGTGCTATACGATTCAAGATAGCTAAGTCATCGTAATCGAATACATTGTCATTAAAACTATCTATCGATGGGATACATTGATTACGATAATGCTTATAACAGTGGTAAACACTTTCGACCACAGGGCCGTGTCGCCAACACTCAATGGGCTCAGCAAACAACGGTCTATCCAAAATAGCTAATGAATACCCTTGGGCATAGTACAGCAGCTTTTGTAGTTTGAGATTTGAGATTTGGTCTCTTTCACCCTCATAGGTATGGTGTAAGAAAAACTGGGCAACTTCATATGCAGTTTTCATCATATCTCCTATTAGGTAAGTAAGTGGGTTTATTACAACTATTATAACAAATCAATTTATTTACAATGTAAATTTAAAAACAGACACGTCAACAGTTGTCGTAAGCGTTAAAAATTTATTTAACTAATCCCAATCTAATGCTTCACGGTATATGCACCATCCTAGTGGTAGTTTATTCACTAGTGTAGCGTGCTTCAGAAAATGGCATATCCAATAATACTCATAAGCTTTCATGGTACTTCCTTATCTATACCTAGTGTGCTTACTATCTACGATTCCAACTAGCATACATTCGCCCATAGGTATCATTTTTTGATCAGGCCAATCTGGATTAAGTGGCTTGAGGTACATTTCATCTTGACTATCGCCTATAACCAACTGCTTGAATGTCGCCTGCTTATCATCGTTGCAATGAATAACAATCAAGTCTCCGTCTTTTAAGTCCCAAGGTGTTATCTCAGGTTCTACATATATTATTTCGTCTGGCTTAAACTCAGGCCACATACTGCGGCCTTGGATAATCAATCCGAATGCTCTTGGCGATAAGTGTGCAGGTCTTGGTATCCAATCAATAACATCATCTATTGTGACCGGCATTACATCTGAAAAACTGCCAGCTGCTACCCAGCTGATTACAGGAACCTGATTATCTATCGATTTACTGAAACTTACTTTCTTAGTATCAGCTGGGGTATCTGCATCCGATTCATCGTAGCCTTTTGCGGATTTGATGTCGTGTATCTTTTCCATTAATTCTGGAATGGTTAATTTTTTGCCAATTGTACCGCCATATTCAAGATACGGCGCGGGCGTGGTGGTGTCGCAGGTCGTG